TTATATAAGAGTTTATTCAACATTCTCACTTGTATCCATAACAATATCATTCATTTTGAAATGGTTTCTCAGCTGGATAATTTTGAATATTTTTGTATTTCCATTATTGGTCTTTTTACCAAATTCAATTCCAGTGATATTCAATCGTTTCAATCTTACACCAAACTGCATAGAAGTTATATTATAATCTAAATTACATTTTTTAGACCAATCTTTAAATAAATCAAATTGTTTCTTATCAATTAGCTCAACAGATATTTCATAATAGTTATCAAGAACAAATGATTTAATCCAATTTTCAATAGGAGACACACTTGCTTCTTTCATATCATTTTGATACTCAGTCTCAGGCATAGGGATTTTATTAAAATCTTTCATACCATTAATGCTCTTAAAATATTCATAACAAGTTTTAATAACATTAACATCATTCAAATATTCGTAGCATTTATTGAAATAATCTTTGTTACCAATTAGCTCATTACTAGACGAAATAATTAAATTTCTTCTATCATCCTTTGTAGTTTTAATTGGCTCTTCATTATTAGTTGTTGCAATAAATCTATGAAAACTTTTAATATCATATTGATTCACTCCCTTATTATTTATGGTCATATATGGATTTGTAATAAGAGCTTTAATTTTACCCTCAGAATCCATGCTTTCCTTGCGACTAAGTTCATCTAAATTTACAAGAAATGTATCAGCCATTCTTCCATTAAAATCACCCCATATATCACGTGAGGGATTTGTAGTTTCAACATATCTAGACCTACCAATCATAGCACTTAATAAAGTCATTAAAGTTCCCTTACCAGCTCCCTGTTTTGAAATAAGAGTAGGACAGATTGTTTTTGTTGCAGGAAATTGAATCATTTGAGCAATCCAAGCTTCCAAATAAGTAGCAACAGCTTCATCATTACCACATAGAACTTTAATAAGGTTTCGCATCATAGCAAGAGCATCTAAATTCTCCTCATATTCAGTAACTAATTCCATTGCAAAAGGTTTCCAAGTATTAAAAATGTTATCAGGACATTCATCTTTATCTGGAAAACAGTCAATATCATTGTAGCATCTTTGCTCAGGATTATTTCTTAACCAATCATTGATAAAATTCTCAGTTGAAATATAACTACTGAAACCAGTAATATTTAATTTATCATAAACCATTGTTTCATATGATGTAACAAGATGTGACTTTGTCATCATCACATTTTTATTTGATTCTTCTTTTATAAAGAATGCTTTATTAACAATTTTGCAATGAGTTTTTTCAAACTTAGCAGCAACTTCATTAAATGACCGACCCACACTAATAGTAACTGGTTCAAAATCAGCCACAGTAATATCATAATCCTCAGGAATTTGAATTACTTGAGAATGTTCTTTATAAGTAAAAACCATATCTAATCCAGCAAATTGAGAATTAACATAATCCGTAATGTCTTTTAATAATTCATTATCATCATAATGGTTACCATACATCATAAGACCATCAAACATCAAAGCACAAATATCAATTTGTTTCTGCCCACACATATGAATCACTTCTTGTAAAATTCTGTTCTCAAAGACACAAAGGATTCTATTAATTGCAGAACCATATCTATTATATGTTTTATCAAAAGGGACTGTATCAACAATATGTTTGTAGCACGGTAATGCAGTGATTTCTTTTTGTAACTTTTTGCATTCCTTATCAAAATCCTTGAAGAATTGGTTTGAAACTTTTTTATTAATTTTATCATCATTGACAGCTTTTAAGAAGGCAGTCTTACCATCAGCTCCAAAATTCATTAAGACTTCATCACGATGACTGACATACCATGACAAATTGGGACAAGCAATTCCATTTAATTGACAGATATATTGTAAGATAACTGGGTGAGCATTCTTCATATCAATATCAGTTGAAACATTTCTTAAAATGAGACCACGAATATCTTTGGGTAGCCCTTGAATTGAATGTCCGCAATAAAGACGACCACCAACTTCATTGGGAGTGCGTTCAGTGAAACTATAACACTTTGTAATTTCTCCCTTTGTCTTGATAGCATTTTTGCAGTAAGTCTTCATCATATCAAATTTCCCTTTTCGCTCATCATCGTTTTTACAGTTAGTTGAGTATTGTCTAAAGGTTTTCATTTCCATATCATTCAAAAAGTTGATTTCTCTCAAAGGTAGTCTCTCAATTAATTCCATTCTATATTATACCTAAATATAATAAATTCTTTCTAAATCATTTTAATTCAATATAATTAATTCTTTAATTTGAAATTAATTATATTAAGATATATTCCTAAATAATAATACTTTTGGCTAAAGCTTTCTCTTGTTTTAAAATTTGATTCTTTGGTTTAACAATTTCTTCATAATATTCTTTACGTTTAGCTTGAGCTTCAGGTGTAGCTTTTGATTTAATATAAACTTCTTTCTGCTTGGCTAAATAAGCATCATATCGTTCAGGGTCTTCTTCTTTCATTGTCTTATAATATTTATTAGAATAGACACGATTAAGCTCAGGATGTGTCTTCTTATAATCACTGCAAACCTTACGATGTCTATTGTAAGCAGCAACAATCTTTTGCACTTCAATTTCTTCTAAAGTATTCATTCTATAATATACCTTAATATAATAATTTATCTTTAAATCAATTTTTATATCTTAATTATATGTATTCATAGACAACCAATATGTCATAAAATATGACAGCTAAACAGGGGTGACAAGAGAAACAAAGACTTACGATTCCGTCCTTATACATTCCAAAGTTACTATAAGTGTCATTAATTAATTCCATAATATATAAATTTAATTAATATTTTATCTTTTAATAATAAGACGCAGAGAGAACAAAGAATCCAACCACAGCCAGAAAGGCACATATACATTCAATAACAGTTGGAATCCAAATTTCTTTACCTACATTATTAGTAGGTTCAATTTTAATTATTTCTAATGCAATAGGTTTCTCAACTAATTCAACTTGTTCTTTCAGATAAACCATGACAACAGACACTTTATCATTTAAAGGCTTTGTGATATACTTTGCGAAACCATTGCGCTTTAAATAAGCGCTGTCATATTGCTGGAAATTATAATGTTCATCTGTTTCATATGATTTTTTGATTTTGAAACCATACTCTACCAGCCAATCAAAACATTGGTCTAATGTAACCTTTGCTTTGTTAAATAAAACGGCTTGGATGCGATAGTCTTGCAGGGCACCAAGGTTCCCCTGCGACCCCTCCTTTCCCTCAAGCTTTCTAAAAGGTTGATCAGTCATTCTCTCCTTAATTATATAATAACCATTTATTATTATTATATGATTTTAACGAATGTTAATTTTAATATTAACGATTAGATTTTAGTTTCCATTGCTTCAATATGTTTATCAGTTTGTTGATGTTTATTAAAACATTGTTTTAAAACAATACAACCACATTCACAAGTAACATATGATTTAGTTTTTTGATAGTATTGGTCTTTTATCTTTTTAATTTTATCTTTGTTGTCTTGATAGTATTGCAATTTCTCTTCTTTGTTGTCTTGATAGTATAATGCCTTTCGCTCTTTAATTTTATCTTTGTTATCAATATCATATTGTTTACCACGTGCTGCTACATGTTCCTTATGAGTATTTCTCCACTCTTTATGAGTTCTTGTAGGAAGAATACAATTTAAAGTAGCTCCTAATGTTTCAATCCAGTGTCGTTCACGTTGTTCTAATAATAGTTTTGATGTTGTAGGAAATTCTTCTACTAAAACCATAGACCAATTAATCCAATTTCCATTTGCTATAATTACTTGATAAACTTTTGTGATTTTGTTGTTTTCACAATTATTCTTATGACTACATTTGCGTTTAGTAAAGTTAGTAGTAGACCCAACATAGCTATCAGTAACAGTTAAGTCATTACAGACAATTTTATAAATAACAGCGTTGTCATAATTCATTTCAAGTTTGGGCATTCTATAAGATACTATAAGATACTATAAGATACTATAAGACAATGTCTTTAAATCCTTTTACTTGTCAGAACCAAAATCTGAAGGAGATAAAATCAAATCAAAGTCTCTACGGAATTTCTTCTCAGGGTCTGTTTCTTCAATACATACTAGTAAGAAATGAAGCTTTTCTTTGGTAGCAAATTTAAACATTTCCATTAATTGTTCCTTTGAAGCTCCAATAGCTACTTCATTTAACATCATATTAATTGAACGTTTATTACCTAGTCCAAGTGCTATTAAGTAATTTGAATTTTGTCTAGCTATTAATGGTATAGCATAGTAGCTCTGTGATAAATACATAACAGTCACCCCACATTTGCGACACCTTATGAAATATTGCATCACACTGGATTGGTCTTTGGCTAAACATAGATCATCAATAATGACAAGCGCTTGTTCATCTTTGTCAAAAGTTTTTAGATCGGGTAATGTGTGCAGCCCCTCAGTGATTTGAATCTGTGGTGATTTCATTTTTAAATAATCGTAAAGAGGTTCTGATGCGTCCTTTGTCACAATTTGTATTTTACTAAACGTCCCTTTACCCTGAGAACAAAGACTTATAAAATTCACGACCAAGTTGCTCTTGCCGCTTCCACTGGCTGCAGACACACAAATTCT